CCACCATATCGTCATGCACAAGGATATGCGGGCCGAGTGCATAGCCGCCGTTATCCAGCATTGCGCGCCAGCCTGCGTTTGCTGCGTTCTGGCCGGGACGCATAAGGCGAGGAACGCCATTGCCCCAAACAGAAGCCTCTTCAGGGTCCAGCACGAACATGCTGTAAAGCGGCTCGTCCGATTCCAGCGGGTAGATGCCAAACTTGAGCAACGCAGTGCCGCAAAACCAGATAACCGCGTGTATCTCTGTCAGCGCGTCTATCTCGCCAAGCGCTTCCTTGTTGTCGATATCGTCGGTCGCATCCAAGATGGTTTGAACGTCTTCGTGATCTAGCGGGCCAGTGAATTCCCAAACATGGTGAACATCACTCTTGCTGATTTGCTCACTCGTGATCTCACGCAAAGACGAAATGTAGTCAGGGTTTCCCCTCTTAGTCCCGTCCTTAATCAGCTTGCGGATCGCGTCTTTGTCAAAGTCAGGGTCTTTTGCAAGCCTGCGCAGCCCCTTGTCATTCAGTAGGTGGCGCTCATATACGCCGTCCGATTCCTCAAGTGTCCGTGCATCAGGGTCGGGAAAGAATGACCAATGGTCTACCCAGCGGAATTCCGGCTTCATTTCGCCAGCGCCCGCAATCCCAAACTCTCCAGTCTCGCCCTGCCTCCATCCTGCACGGCGCACGGTTGATTGCACCGGCCCTTTGATGACACCCGCGCCCAGCTTGCAAGCGGCGTCAATGGCGCGGCGCGCAGCGGTCTCATACCGGCTTTCAACCAGCGCGTCCTCGATTTCGCGGCGCATCATATTGCAACGGTCTGCCGCCTCGTCCATCTTTGCCGATAGCGCGTCAGCCGCCGCTTCCAGCGCATCAAGTTTAGCTTCGGCTTCGGGCGGGATTTTGCCCTCTTCGTCGGCCAACTCCGCAGCTTTCTTGCGGCCTTCGATCACGTCCCGCGCTGCCTTATCAGCCTGAGCGGTCAGTTCGGGAACAGGTGTAGGTTCCATGCCCCAATTAGAATCATCGCCTGGGAACAGCATTTCCTTCAGTCGTGCGGCCATCGCGCGAGTTTTGCGGCGCGTCCGGTTCATATTGGCTTTACTGGAATCCTTGGACTGGTTTAGTTCAGCCTCAAAAGTTGGATCATACCGGCCATGATAAGCCCGCAAGTCTTCGAGCCAGCGTTGTTCAATAGATGACTTCAGCCCAACACGGCGCTTGGCTTCAGCTTCCAGCTTGCCGATAACACCAGAAAGCTTTGCCTCAAGGCTGGTCTGCTGCTTGCCCATATCGTCGGACGTTCCTCCGCCCATCATCTGACCGTCCATCACAAGCCAGCGCCACTAATCGGACGCGCCATTGATCTGCCCGGACGGCGATCAGGCGCAGGAACGCTCGCAATGTCGTCCCATGTGTTTTCGCAATAGCGCCAGCTATCCATAAGGTGATCGTCTTTCTTGATGATCTTCACGGTTATCACGCCGTCTTTGTTTTCTCTCCGCTTGCGATGGTAGCGGCGATATTCGGCCTGCCACTGCATACAAGTGCGGAATACTTTGGTGCGGCCTTCGGTCAGCGATTGCCAACAGAGCGATATGCCCGCGTCCACTTCGTTGTTGGCGTTGACCAAATGAAGCCCGTTGTGGCTGTAAATCTGGAACAGCTTTTCGCCGTCCTTCTGGTTCGATGCGTTCGAAGCCGGGTCAATCGCGCCTCTCAGCGTCTTTCCTCGCGTCTTGATCGCAGTAGAGTGGCGCAGCGGGTCCGCGTTCGGAACCTTATGCTCAGAGTAGACAAACCGCTCCAGCGTGTTCGGGTTCTCTGCCATCCAGACAGCGGCGGTCCAGTTCCACCCAACATCCAGCCCGTAACCGCGCCTCCAGTCTGGAGGAATGCTGAACGGCTCACACAGGATGAAATCCAGCGGTATGTCGTAGATAGCGCCCTCGCCCAGCGAAGGGATGCCCTGGGAACGCGCATCGCGCAGATACGGCGGTGTTGAGGCCAACATCCGGCGCTTTTGGTCCTCGGTTAAGTGAGGTGCATGATCCCAGCCCGCATCTACGCGGTATCTGGATTCAGTTATGTGAGGCATTAGCCAGTTTCTGAGATTACGTCAGCGCAACGGCAGAAACGCCCCAGCCACCAGCAGGAACACCGACAGGCAAACGGCGCTGAACAGGGATGCCGGCTGCAATAGGTTCGTTCGCCGTGGTTGCCGATGCCGCGTCGGCATGGTTCTGCAGCTCAATGTGGCACGCTGCGTCCGCGTAGATTTCAACGTAGGTTGTGCCTGACGGTAGCGCTGAGCCGCCCTTTGCCGCGCCAGACGTGAAGTCGATAACTATAGGATCTGACAGCGGGGGCCAGTTGAGAACCGGAACCACAAGGTTGTTCTGGATATCAACGCCAATGTAAGGCGTCACATAGCATTTCGCCATTCTATTATTCCTCTTCAAAAAGCAGCGTTGTGCCGCTCATGCCCTCAAGGGGAGTGTATGTCAGAAGCATTCTGCCGTTCGTCGTCATCAGACGGATAAGAGCCTCGCCGTAGATGTCGGTCGGCGGTTCTTCGTCAAACAAGATTGCGTCTTTCGCTGTTCCCTCAAACGCGCCGCGACCCTGTTCGTATGCCTTTAGGCCAATTTCGCTCCATCGCCCGCTTTCGTGGCGGACTGGAACCGTGTCAGCGAGGTTCTGAACGCCCTGACGCCAGGTTGGCTTGCCGATCCTATCGCCGGGGATAACGCCGTCACCAGAGAATGACTTACCCGGTCCGCCGCCTATTACCTTGCCGAATAGACCAGTCTGCAGAATGTCCCGCGTGGATTCGTACCGCTTGCCAGCCACCCACATTGAGACTGGCTTATTAAAGACATGCCCGGTCCACCACTTTGGATAGCGGCCCGTTGCCCATACGCCGCCGCAATAACAACCAGCGACCGTCTTGCCGATCCTGTTAGCCGCGCGCATACACACTTCCATGTATTCCCGCGTCGCGTCGAAGAACTCTAAATGCTTCTCGTATCCCTCACGGGCGTGGAACGTCTCGCCCCGCCAATCGTGTGTTTCATCCGGGAATAGATGTTCGCCCCTTGTCTGAGACAGGCGCTTGTCGATCTCCTGCGCCAAATCATAAACCCGCGCGAGTTGCGCCGGGTTGTCCTTTAGTCTGTCCAATCCTGCCGAGATTTGATCAGGCGTTGCGCCCATCAATTCAGCGAGGTTCATTCGTCAGTCTTCTCCGTAGGGATAAGCATAGACTGCAGCTGGCCGATCATTGCGGCTGTGTCTGTGTTTGTGTTCAGGTCAACCGCGTGGCGGTCGCCATACGCATCAGGATCGCGCACCTTGGCACGCCATCGACGGTGTGAAGCTTCCTCACGAGCGCGAGCGATTTGGCCGCTTGTAGCTTCGTCAGGGATCGCCAAGATCGCATTAAGCGCCAACTCGTCGTCTTGGTCGGCAGAAGCCCGCCTTGCCTCTTTCGCGCGCGCGGAGCGTTCCGTGTCTGCAGCCAGCCAATCAGACAGCCGCGCAATACCTACTCCAATTTCTGAAGCGATTGCACGATACCCCAGCCCTTCACGCATCATGTCGATGATTGCATCCTCACCGAATGCGTTCATCTTTTCCTGCGCGGAGCACTTGGCGTTAGCTGGTTTCTTGGGTGTACGCTTAGCGGGCATTAGATTAGCTCAACCATTCCGGGTTCGCCCTCAACCGGCTTCCATTGACACTGATCAATGCCAGCAGCGCGCATCTCTTCGATTAGAAATGTTGGTTCGAGGTTATGTTCTATGTACCACAGAAGAGTGTTTCTGGCCCCGCGCGCATAGGACTGCCGCATTTCTTTGTGGAGCAATTCATAAATCTTCCCGCCCAGAAACCCTGCAGCATCCGGCGTGCCGCCTTCTACAATATGCGAAAACAGTTCCTTCATGATCGAAGCGGCGAAGTCCTCAGAATCGTCTAGGCTCTTTGTGTAGTTTCCGCCCCATCCGTCGTCGCGGTCAACATGCTTAGGGTCTACAGGTATTTCGCCTGAAATGTCTTCGACCATAGGTTCATAGTGCGATAGATAGTCGTCAATTGACCTAATCAGTTCCGCAAATTCCGGGGTTTCACCCTTGCCCATCTCGCCGTCTTTCCTGCTTAGTTGGCCGCTCTCCACATTCCGAGGTGAAATGATGCCCTCTCAGGCCCCGGTTGACGCTTGCGCGCATGTGGAGGGTTGCTGGCGCGGCCTTTACCAGCTTTTGCATCCTGAGAGGTGTGTTGTGTTTTTCAGCCGTGGTCGCCATGTTGATGACCAAAGGAGATTGCTATGAAACTGTTTGGAGTTGCTGCGGTTATATTGAGCTTGACCGCGTTATTGTGGGTT